CAAGTGATTTAGATAAGAAACTGGCTAAATATATGGATAAAAATAATTTGCCTAATGAAATATCAATTAAATTTACCATTAATCAACCTTATGGAGTGCCTCAAGATATTCACGTAATAAATTACAAATAAATTATTATGATTGAATAGTCAAATAAAAAATAGAATTTAATTACTTTAATTGGAGTTAAGATAAGAAGTAATGTCTTTCTTAATTGTTTCATAATTTACTGAAACACAAGCCAACTCATCTTTTTTTTCATCCACAATTTCAGCAGCTTCTTCAACTAAACGTTGAATATCTTCTTTTGAAGTATCGCTACTGTCAATAATTGTACGCACTATTTCTCTTATCATACCAACTACATGTTTTTGTACTATGCTTGGGTTTCTTGATTTATCCAATACTTCATCAAATACTTCTTTAAATACTGTACTTGAACTTTTACTTTTACTTTTCAACTGACCTTCAAGAGTGTACAATGCATCTTTTAATATATCTTCATAATCATGCACTAATACTTTATCATCGAACCTACTTACCGAAAAGAATTCTATACTCTTCGAATCACGTAAAGGTGTTATTATATTAGCAGGTGTGGAAGGTGCACTGTATGATATACGTACTGGTGAAGGCAAAGGAATTTGCGGTAGTGGAACTGCATTTGAACTTGTAATCTTTTTGTTCGAATTATCAGTAAAACTATTATCACTAGCTTTCGATCTTTCTGCTCTTGTTCTTCTCTTTTTTTTTGATTTAGACGCAATTTGATTTGATTTTACAACTGAAATTTTTTGTTCTGTGTCTCTTTGTAAAGTCTTGCTACTCTGTAAACACTCAACAAGTAATTCAATAGTTGGTTTACCGAATGCATAAACAGGGATAGTCTGATATTCCAAAATATCAGCAACAAAATGTAAATTACTCGAACTAATCGAATTCCTATTAGCGAGTAATTTAATGTAAAATTCCTTTTCAAAAGGTTTAAATTTAAGTGCAGAAATACATAATTCAAGACAAGAATTATCGTCAATATTACTATTATTAGAATAATAGCCAACCACTTTATTGATCAAGTCTGGACATAAATTCAATTTATCAAGTTGAGAAGATAAGTAGGCCATTGCCAAAAGTTGGTTTTTAGTTCGGTTGACACTTTGTTGTTTACCTTCGCAATCTTCTTCCTCTTTAATTTCAGGACTTTGATTGACAATTCCGCCAAACAAAATACAGCTTGAATCCTCTGGGTCACAAAACTTGACAATAATATCATTAATCATTGTGAAAAAGAGTTTTCGATCTGGGACAGCTGCGTTTTTAAATAATGGTAATAAGCCAAGATCATTAACAATATTACAATATGATTCATCCTTGCAATTATCTTCGAACAAATTTTCCAAAATTTCAATGAATCTTGGAATATAGATAATTTCCATAGGATCAGCATATCGTATCATATCGTCTTTATTATTACTATTATATGGATCATCTTTACCACGAAAATACTGAACAGCACCTTGATATTTGCTCGCGCTAACCTTGGCAACATTACTAGTTTTAATAAAATGTTGAAGAGTTTCTCGAATAAATACTTCCGGATTAACAAGAAATAACATTTTAAACTTGATCATTGCCACACTGTTATTTGCTAAACTATCAGTCAACACATTGAGAACTCCTTGAATTATCAAGGAACGTTGTGATGAATTAATTGTTTTGAGCAACAAATTATATCTTTGAGTAAATATTTCAGTTGACATACTTCCAGTTTTAAATTTAACGATCAAAGAGTTGAATAAGTTCTCACCTTCTGAATTAGGTTTGAACGGATGAATATACAACTTATTGAAAAGATATCGAAGTAACATTGAAATAATATTAAAATCAATATCATCATCCAACCACATGAGGGCACTCGCTTCATTGTAATTTTTTATTTTATTGAGACCAAGTATCTTTCTTGTCTGCTCAATTTCTGTTTTCTTTTCAGCAAGTCTATCAATAATACTTTTAATGAGTTCAGCATACTTGAGAATACAATTTTTTTTCAAGTAAATTCTTTTTATTGAAGAATAAAGCAATTTATCTAAAGTATCATAAATTGCAGCATTATACTCATTTTTGTTCAAAGTTTTCAAATCGTCATGATTATGAATTTCGTCAAGATAAGCATTAATGTTATCCGAGTTCAAAGTATTATTTTCAACAAGCGCAATAAATTCTTTATCACGACATTGATAAAAGGGTGCTTTGGGTCGTGATCTATTATTATTATTGTTGTTATTGTTATTATTATTATACGCGGGTCTATTTGAAAATTTGTTTTTAAAAAATCCAGAAGTTAGTGATTTCCCTTTGTAACCATTCGATGTTGAATTCATGTTTGATCTCTCCGAGTACGAGGAGTCATGTTCGACATTAGGTGACGTTGATGTGGATCTAGAAGTAGATCTAGATGGACTAGTTACAGGACTAGTTACAGGAGTATTGGAAGAACCAGAATGTTTAGGACTTTTTCTGTTTTTTTTTCCTGCAATTTGCCAGCCATCATTATCTACAATACTAGAATCATTTGATGAATATCGTTTGCTCATGAGTATGGAAGGTTAGATGGATGGTTGTTGTGGTTGATGTTTTGGGGGTTATTGTATTATCCTTTTATTAGATGTTTTTGTTGCTGAGAAATTCAATTTTTTTTTTTTAATAATGCATGTTTTGGACATTTTAGACCTTAATTTAAAATATATTCTGTGCTCAAAGTATATTAGTATATAAAAAATTTTATGGATGGGAGTGAAAAAGTTGTCGAGAATATGCTAGCCAAAACTGAGAATAATGAATTGTTGAAAGAGCTTTTAACAAGGCAATTAAAAACGGTTCAATATCAAAAAAGGTTACAATATTCTGATTTAAAACGAATTTGCAAATATATCAGTTCCAGTATATTTGATCCCGTTAAATGTTGCAAGTGGGAAGGATATATTACTAACAGTAATAATACATGTGGTAAAGGCACATATATTAATTTCTACTTTCGAAAAAAGAAAGCTGCATTACACAGATTACTTTACAGTAATTTTATTGGGGAACTACTCGAAGACGAGTATTTAAAATTTGGTTGTGAAAATAAAGGTACTTGTTGTAATATTAATCATTTTAAGAAATTTAAATATTTACCCAAGACCAAAAAAACAGAAGAACAAGATGTTAACGATGCTAATGAAATCGGACAAGTTGGAATTAAAAAGGCTAAAATGACTAAGGCTGAAGCGGGTAAAGTGGTGCAAATTTTTAAAGGTAATTCAAATAAAATTATTATTAACTTTGACTAAATCCAAACTAAATTTTATTGTACTAAAGTATAAACAATGCACAGTGCGTACGTTGATGCTATAATGCAAAATTATGCATTTGTTAATGATGTAAGTAGTTCAAGTTCTGATGATGACTCCTATGAATATTATTCATTTAAAGAACAAAAAAAAAATAAAAACAAACCTAAACATAAATATCTTAAAGCGAATAATCAAAGAGGTGGTCTTGATGATGACAACAACGATAATGATAGACCAACAGGTGGTTTTCCAAATATTGTTTTATGTGCGGATAATGATAGTGGTCAAGAAGTTAAAGATAATAATATTACCCGCAGAGAAATAGCGCCTGATAAAGCAATATTATCTATTAGTCAAATATTGAAGAGCAGAAGAAACATCTAATTTACAACGTTCTTTCCAACAACTTTTCTAATATTATCACAACAAAAATGATAATAAATAATTTAAGTATTAAAATAATTAATTTACCAACTCTTATTTTTTTTTTAAAGACAGTGACTTCTAAATCTTCGAACTTTTTGTCGGGAGTTTTCTTCTCATCAATTACACACAGAACTACTCCATCAAAAAACTCATTGACAAGCTCATTGATGCAACTACCAATAATAATACAAATTGTTGCTGTTATTATGTTATGTTTAGCAATAAAATTATTTACTTTTTGACTGCCTGTAACATTAGAAGTTGGTGTAGTTGCTGCACTTTGCGTTATTTTTGCACTTTGACTCATTGTTAAACTGATAAATATATGAGTTTAAGTATATAAGTTATCATATAAAATAAATATTCATAATGCAGAATTTTGCAAATGTAATAACAAGTGCATTGAGCTACTATGACAATAGTTTAAATACTTACAGTAAACTTCTCAAATACAAAAGGCAATTGGTTTATGACAATGAAAAAAATTCATATGTTGTTCGATTTATTAACAAAAAAAGAGAAGTTGTGTTCGTTTCTAAATGTGAAATTATTGGTAAATATGATTTACTTAATGGATACTGGATGTGGGCATGGGCTGATAATAGCTATGATTCACATCTTATTCAATACTCAAAAAAAATATTAAATTACGGCCTTAATCTCGATAATTCAAAATTAAGAGATCATTTCATAAATTCAAAAATATTTTTGAATAGCAATGCACAAATTGATATTCACATAGCATTAATACTATATATTCTCAAAAAACCTCTTATTATTCCGATATCATGGACACGAACTGTTGATGATGTATTAATGGAAAATTACAATGTTAAACCTATAAGATTGAATTTCTTTGTAGTTCCTACGGAAATGACTAATTATGAAAGTAGTATTAAAAGATCCAGCAATATTATTGATACATCTTCCAAAAATGGAAATGTTGAAGACACTGAAACAGATGTGGTTGAAGAGGATAGTGGTTCACCCTTAAGTGATCAGGATCAAATTTAAATTAAATCAGGATAATATCTTGGTGCATCGTAATTATACAATCTCACACGATATTCACTATTTAATTCAGGTACAAAAACTCTATCATCTGTGTATAATTCTTTTCTTCTTGGATAAAATGGAATTTTAATAGCATCAAGACCACTGTACACAGTAAGATAATATTCCCAAATATTTGATCCTGGATACGTTTGACGCCCGAAAAGTCTTAAAATATTATTCTCGTTATTTTTTCTGTAATTACTTTCATAAATTTGTCTATCGTTATTTTCATAATAGTCATTATAATATTTATCTTTTTTATGTTTTTTACTATGTCTCTTTTTATTATATTTGTGTCTTGATCCTTCACCATACTTGCCCACAAAATTATTTGAGTATGAATCAAAATTATTAAGACCGTAAGTTCTATTAGAACCGTTCCAATTATTGTTTCCTTCTGCCACTAAAATACCAAGTTGAGTATAATTATCAGGATAACCTCTTGTGGGTAAATCAATCATATTCCTGAAATAATATTTAGGTAATTCATATCGTTCTACGCGTCTTGTAGGTTCCACTAATGGATTATTAAGTTTCGATAAATCATAATTAAGAATATTTTCATTGTTGAAAATAGCATTTTGTGTTGATTCTCCATAAGGAATGGTAAATGGATCTCTTAAAGACAGTCGAGGATTAGGCACAACAAAATCGTTTAAATATGGTTGTGTTACAGTAACAGATTGTGTCGGTTCTGAAACTGTATTCTTAATTGTTTCTATTAATTTAGGTTGTGATGATAAATTATCTAGAGAATCAGATAATATCATATTCTTATTATTATTTGGATCAATGCAAACTTCAGTCTTAGTCTTGTTCACAGTGAATAAATTTATAACATAAATTATTAATAGTACAATGATAACTATTAATAATATGATTGCAATCAATAAAAGAATTGTTACTGGATCCATGAAGTATATTATTAATACATATAAAAGTGTCAATACTGACTTTAATTAATGACTCTTTCTTTTTAGAGTTAATGATGACGACGCAGTTAAATAAAAATTCGTTCCATTGTATATAAGTTTAATAATAATGATAATACACTTACTTATTGGTTTATTAGTATTACTCATGGGGTTGATAGTTGGTTTTATAGTAGCAAGTACTTTATCACTAAACACAAAATATGTTGGTCCAAATAGTAGCGATATCAAAAAGAAAGTTTATTTTGATGATGTCACAGGACAGTGTTATAAATTAATACCTGAAGTTTGTATTTCAACTTAATTATGCGCGTTTAGTCTCAAGACTATTTGAACTAAAATAAGATATAACACTAACTACCCCACGACGATGACTGATACACAAATTTCTTCGAATACTACAACCCAAACTCCAACCACAGATACTTTTGATATCATCGCAATCTATCCCAATGATTTGAGTCTTACAGCGGCAAATTATCAGTCTCATGTACCTGATATTTTAAAATACTGTAAAATCATTAGAACCACGCAAGAAGATTTAATGTATGTACTTTATGATTTACTGGAAATGAACGAAGATACTATTGGTGATTCTGATATTATTTACGAAAATGGTTCCTTGGTTTACCAATTGTTCCACAACTCGGAGAACTTGTGCGCAAGTGAAGAAAGCAGTAAATTAATTAAACTCAAAGGTAGTAATGATATTTTGAAGAATTCTGTTTCAACTACTTTGGTAAACTCAAATAAAAAAGTCAATGGTGTTGGAATTTTAGTTTGTTCCAAAATTCAACCAAATTTATTATGTACTACTCATTCAATTACGCTTTTTGATGCACTTGAATTATTAAAAAAAACATTTGAACATATTGGTAATATTATTGGCACTAATGATTCAATAATTCCATTTGCATATCAATCTCCACTCGATGGCATTGAAGATAATCAAAAATCAAATTACAGTTATATTGAATCTACCATTTATAACTTGCATTTAATTGGATGTTACGATACCACTGTAGAAACAGTTGCAAAGAACTACAATAAAAAAGCAAGCTTATTATTAGGTACTAATGTTTATGGAGATGTGAGAATTTGTTTATCAACTGATACAAAGTTTTTGGATATTGAGGATGATTTAATAAATAATTTAATTTATTGTTGCTTACATTCAGATGAAAAAAAGTATGATATGACCGAAGATTTACCAGAGAGATCAGGAGGCATGTCTCTTGTTAAGAATCATTATACTTTACTCAGAAGAAGAGCATCAAAATTCCAAGTACCATGTTGTAACAAATTATGCAAAATCAAATGCAACGTTAATAAGAATATGATATCTGATTATGTTTATAAATGTAATGGTTGTTACAATGCATTTTATCATGATCAAAACTGTATGGATAATGATAAAAACGCACACAGTGAAATTTGTCTTGGATTGAATTGAAAATAATAATCACACCGTAATCCCGTTAACTATGAATCTAATTTTTTTTATTCTATAAATATACATTAAATAATATACTGATATTAAGAACAATACATAATGGCATTCATGGGTACATTATTAGAAGACATTGCCAAGCATGAACAAGAGGCAGATGCTATTAAGAGGCAACACGATAATTTTGATAAACAAGGCAAAGGTGGAATGAGTACAATGGCATATAATCCGAATTTAAGTATTCACGACAGTCCACAAGATAGATTTCCATTTGATGATAATAATGGTGGTGGTGTTGGTGTTGGTGTTGGTGTTGGTGTTGGTGTTGGTGGTGGCAATGGTGGTGGTATCGCTGGGGGAGGTTCTGGAGGTATGAGAGATATAAATCCAATGCCAAATCAGTATAATCCTCAAATGCAAATACCGGATTATGAAAGAAATCAATTATTACAACAATTACACGCTGCACAAATGGAAAATCAGGCACTTGCTGTTGCTGCAGCCAATGCAACTAATGCGGCACAAGCGGCAGCTCAAGCAGCAGCAGCGGCACAAGCAGCAGCATCCAATGCTGGTAACAGAGGTCGTTCAAGACATACGCATAGAGAAAGAGAGAGGGATAAAGAAAGAGAAAGACATAGATATGATGATATGTCAAGATTAGCCAAAAATATAGAACAAGATGTTAATAATATTGGTAATCCTATTATTGACGATCAAAATAATGAAGAAATAATAATAGAAAAAAGAAAAAGTTATTTGTCATATCTACCAAATTTACTTATTGATGCATTTATAATTTTAATACTTTACATCATATTATCTCAACCCCAAATAACTGGATTTTTCGGTAATTATATCAAGGTACTTAACCCAGATAAAGATTGTGCATATCCTTTCTTTGGAATACTTATTTATGGTTTGATTTTATCTGTGCTTTATTGCTTGTGTCAGATGGCGAGACCTCACCTAATAAATTATTAATTTGCTTTAATTTAGGGTTTTTGAGTAAGTGGTTCAAATGATTTTTCAATTCATCACTTATTTTAAATTGTATCGTCAAACTTGTGTTCTTTGTATCATATTCTTTAAAAATTACTGTAATTTCTGGAGTAATATTGTATGATCGTTCGGTATAATTTGTTATTGAATGATAATTATTTACTATTGGAAATTGGGTAGCAGGTACGTCCTTTTCATCTTGTACTATTAACAAATAATTGTCTGCGTATTGAAAATCATGAATTACAGTTTGTTTTATTTTAGTTAATGATGAATTATTATTTACTATGTACATTTTTTTATTGTTGTATGTGTAACATTTAACTATCTTGGAGGTTTCTTGATATCCTTTATTTGACAAATAATTAGAAACACGTTTAACGTTGCTTTGGGATGTCATGACATTACCACCAAAGTTATCAAAATCAGATATATTTTTATCTTTGATTAAAGAATGTATTTGAATCGATCTTGTTAAACTACCATCAGGCTTACTTAAATCAAGTCTACAGTTTTCAAAATACATGTTCAAAATGTCTGTTAATAATACCATCTTATATCACCAGTAATATTATAAAATAATAAGTGTAATCCTTTGTTAAATCAATTTTACTTCTTTCTTTGGAAACCGCAATGTTGACAAGTAATAAATGTAGTGATTGGTTCGTCAGCACCTCTGGTTTGTAATAACATAACTGTCGCCTTTCTTTTCTCACACTTTGGACATTTATACAAGTCTGTAGTTTCGTGAGTGTTTCTAATATGATGTTTATAATTTATTTTTTCTTTAATTTCTTTCCAATTTTCTTCATTTAATTCATATGGTGATAGAAAAGATACACCCTGGAAATCAAGTACATTATTACTAACTTTATTTGTTAAACTTGCGGAATGTAATCTTGATTCACTATCAAATAATTCAACAAGTTCATTACATTTTTCTTCATAAATTGATTCAATTAAACAATCTTCATATTTGTTTTCTGTCGAATACAATATTGAATTTTCTAAAATCCCATATTCAAGTTTTATAGCCGCAGATATTTCACCCAGCAATTTGATAAATTTTATCACAACATTCATCCTTTGTTCTACACTAATATTACGTTCATACACAGGTACTAGTCTTTTACCAATATTTGTCATGAGTGATAATTTTTGAATTGGATCAGTTTCACTTTTAAGATTTAATTCGGATACGAATTCTGAATAATCAAATCCCGTCACAAGTGATAACTGAACAGATGTTAAAAAGGGTATTAAGTAAGGGTGAAGAATTCCATTTACATAGTGACTAACAAGGTTAGCATATGATTCTTGATTCACAAAATTAAAAATATTATTTAATTTGTCAAGATAAATTACATTGAAATCTACTGATTTGTAATTTATATTTTCATCATTGTAATCATTAATAGTTGCTTCAAATATTCCTCTTTCTAATTCTCTAGCAACTTCTTCATCTTGTGTTATTGCAATCAATCTCTCAATCGTTATTTTACAAATTTTTTCCGTTTCTTCGTTTTGATGATTAATTATTTTACTTTCATCAATCAAATAACTTATTTGTTTTTTGCAAAGTTCTAAAGTTGTGGTATTGTTGATGCAGGTTGCATTAGACTGTTTTGTTTTAGAATTTTTTTTTACCCCAGTCGATAATGTTTTAGATGTCTGGGCACCGGTAGTTGCTTTATTTTTTTTGATACTGGCCATATCTTCTTAATAATCTTAGTATATATGAATGTTTGTTTAAGTATTATCGTGTTAGTTAATATAAATCAATCATTTTTAATTTTTAAACACCTTGAGTTTAGTGGGTGTAGTAATAGCATTACCTGAGGAATTTTTGTATTGGAAAGTATGATTCTCTTTTCTTGGTTCAGTTTCTGGAGAATATTTCCAAACAATCATTTTACGTTTAGCTTTTCGTTTAAGCATTTCCAATCTTGATGCTCTAATAGGTGTTAATGTTTTACCTGTGCAACTAGTAATAAATTGTTGAAATAATGTATCATCGACCATTGTTTTATTTGTTTTTTTTAAATAATAATTCCTCAAATAAACTAAATGAGAAATCATAATATTGTAATATGAATACCAGTTATCGTCCTTATCTACACGAGCTTTGAATGCAGCAATCATACATTGTACAAAATTAAAATCAAAGGAAGCTATTTGTAAAGTATTCTTATCATCTTTAATTATTGAATCACCGTCAAATAAAGTTAATGGAATTGTTTTAATAGGAGAACAAGCGTTATCAGAATGAATTATTTTACACAAAGGAAGGGTATTATAATAAATTATAGTGCTGTAACTATTTAAAATCCAAAATCTATGAAATTCTGCTACTGAAAGATTAGTTGCAAGTGCGGGATAATTTGTTGATAAACTTGAATAAATTTCTTTAACGTCTTCAACATAATTATTTGAAATTAATTCAAGGTAACTGACATCCAAATAATTAAATAATTTTGTAACATCATTATTACTTTTCTCTTTTGTTATTTTACTTTCTTCAATAAAACAATTGTAGGCATAAGTACCAAAAATTATGATACTTGTCTTGTTTTTAATAGTATATAATATATTATTTACCAACTCTTTTGATTCTTTATTGCTTGTGTATGGAATCGGAATTTTTTTACTGACTGTAGAAAAAGGATAATGTTTTTGCAATGTTAATATTCTTGGAAAGGTTTTTTCCCAACGTAGAATACCTGACACTATTGGATCAGTGAATGCACGATATAAATCAATCATCATGAACTGAGGCGCACAATAATGGATTCCATCAACTTCGATAAAAGGTATGCGATTAAAGACATTATTAGGAACATACGAAATATCACATACTTTTTCAAACTCAACAAAAATTGTGTAAGTTTCAGCATGTTGTGCTTCACTGCCTATAATGTTCTCGAATTTAAGATCATGAAATTTGTTACAAAGATTAATAATATCTTGGACAGGATCTGGTGAATAAAAATCAATATCAGCGATCTCGTCATCATTATAAAATTTATCCTCGTTCTTCTTTTGAGTAATTAATTTATTCTGAGAATAACCACCATAAATCTTTCTCTTCTTCTCCCTAATATAATCGAATACTATGGATTCTATATTCTTTAAATAATCATAAGTTGGAGTTAAATACTTGTTCCTATTTTCTTGTAATTCTCTTTTCATTCTCTCAATGTTATCTATAAAAACAGATAAATCACTGGCATCATACATTTGCATTATAAATAATAATAGTGTCACTATATTATGCCATGTAGAAAAAATGCTTCAAGCCTGCCAAATATGCAACATTAAACAAAAAATTGAATTTATAACCCTTGACTAATTTTTTTATAGAAAATGGACATATAAGTTATTTTAGGATAATAATTATGTTTAACAATGCACAAATTTCATCATCCACGTGCCATGACGAATTTTACCAGTTATTTGAACCTGATGGACAAGCATCAATAAAATTTGAAACATTGTTGCAACGAATGAAAATGAATAATCATAGTACAAATGGTAACGATAGAAGATTTGACCAAAATTTAAAAAAATTTAAAAACCAATTAATCAAATCCAAATTAGTAAATAATACTATGAAGGATATGAGTATTAACTTTCCATCACAATATCAAAGCGTAATAGATAATGATTGGAGTATGATTGATGATAATGTGTTAATATCAAAACCAGTACAAACTTCCACAATTACGTATTTGCAAGAAAATACCGAAACACGAGGAACAGAAACACTTTCAACATCACCCACAAGATCTTTAATAATCAAACCAAACAATGAAATTAAAGCGTATAGGGAATACAATAGTACAGGAGGTATTATACATAACACACAACAAAACAATATCATTACACTGTTTGATGTTTCAAATATTCTGTTAAAATACAATGTTTCTGTTCAGTTAAAAGATGAGAATATTTACCGTGCAGCCACAACCCATAAAGCTTATCAACGATTAGAATTTCTTGGTGATTCTTTAATTCATGCAATAATTTCTGAATATATTTATTTGAGATATGAAGAATCAGAAGGATTCATGACGCAACTAAGAATTAAAATAGAAAACAATAAAAGATTAGCAAAACTATGCAAACTAATAGGTTTAAATAAATATATTCAAAGTAACAACCTTAACTTTATCGAAACTGATAAAAAAAATACGAGAAAAGTCCTTGCTGATATTTTTGAAGCTTTCATTGCAGCTTTGATGTTTGACACTAATTATGATGTATGCAAGAAATTTCTTTTTAATGTGATGGAACGAGAAATTGATTTTGCTGACTTGTTACAAACTGAAAAAAATTACAAAACTAAATTACTTGAATATTGCCATAGGATGAAATATTGTGATCCTATTTATGATGTTGTTTCAATGAACGAGAATAAAGGTAACTTTTGTTTTGTAATTAAAGCCACGTCATCAAGTTGCAAAAAGCAAGGCTGTGTAAGTGAAAAAATAATTTCTGGATGCGGTCATGGCACAAATAAAAAAAAGGCGCAACAGAAAGCGGCTAAAAATGCTCTTCGTAATCTCGGAATGGTAGTTTAATCCTAAAATTTATTTATGCACAATTCTTCATAAAAATGAAGAATAAATTTTTATTTGTGCAAAATAGTTATTTTATATTAGAAATCAATGGAAAAGTGGATTTCACAATTCAAGCATTTAGATCCTGTTGAAAGGCATGTGGTCACCGCTGGAGGATTATCATTCAATACTCCTAAATTATCACATGAATCTGTTACTTTAGAACCAAAAGTATCAGAAGAAGAAATTAATAAATTCAATAATATCATTAATCTTAATAATCAAAATCCAATTATTACTAACATTGGTAAAATTACAAGTTTTGAAATGGCCAAACAAAGCAAGGCGCCAATTGAACTTGCATGCATTAAACCTGATAACTTGGATCAAATTAATGTAATTGGTAAGAATAGTGGAATAATGGATATGTGGATTAAAAAATATGGTTCAAATAACATTGTTATTCCGAAAGAACTTGACATATTAAGAGATATTATTGAAGAATCTTACAAGTTTGAGGAATTCACAAACAAAGATATCCTTAATTGGAATATGTGGTTACTTGTGGATATTAGACCTGTACGACAATTTCATACACAACGTAATTCAGGATTTCATTATGATGGTATGGCTTTATCTGGTAAATATAAAGGTTGTCCAGTAACTTCGATATATTCATGGACAAATAAACTGCCAACGCAATTTTATACAGGAATTGTTGAATTTCCCGATAATTTTAAACCAGAACATAATGCAAACATCATTGCACAAAAACAAATTAAACATAATGATCAAATATTAACTACTAAACCATATCATCTTTATAAATTTGATGCAACCACAGTACATACAGGTGTCGAGACCAGTGAATCAATTAATGATCGAGTATTCGTGAGAATTTGTTTTACAGCCCCGACAGTATTATTTGATAGAATTGGTAATACGATTAATCCATTTTTGTCTTATGACGATTTATGTTGGAGACATGTTAAGGATCCTGTTGTGACGTTTAAATCTCTAACTAGATTTAATACACCACAAGAATTTAAAAATCTATGGGACGTCGCTTGTCAGGGGCATCCTGCGTTTGCATGTCAATATGAAGGTAAAACATCTTTTGAACATAAATTAATTAAGAAATTAAAAAGTAACTACTCTCCAAGTTTTATAAACAAAATAGTAGAAATTTACAATGAAGATGTTAACAAAGGTAATATCGTGTCACATATAAGAAAGGAATTATTGTTGATGAAGTATTCTTGATTTGATTTTTTATGTTTGAGATACTTAGAACTGGTGTTTGAGCAAAAAAATTTAAAAGAGTATAGATATACAGTAACATAAGTATGACTGATTACGAAAAAGCTAGCAAGGGCTTGAAAAATAAATATATTGATTTGAAAACTAATGGTCGTTTATTTCCGTCTTGGATACTTAAGAATTTCAAAGAGTATCAGTTGCCTGAAATATTAAGAGGTGATGCAGATCCATGCAATCCGACAACTAATAAAACTGATGAGGAAGCAATTAAAACGAGTACATTAAAACTTCAAGATTTTCAAATCTTCTTATCACGATATTTGGATTATACCAGTCCTTTTAAGGATATTTTAATTTATCACGGATTAGGTTCAGGTAAAACTGCCACCAGTATTAATATTTATAATGTACTTTACAGTTACACTCCAGGTTGGAATGTTTTCTTGTTAATTAAAGCATCTTTGAAGAAAACTTGGTTAGACGAACTTAATATTTGGTTAAAACAAGAGGACAAGGAATACATGATGAAAAACATTGTGTTTATTAATTACGATTCTCCATATGCTGATCGTGATTTCTTGAATGCAGTTAGAAATGCAGATAGTTCTAAAAAATCAATGTATGTGGTAGAAGAAGCTCACAATTTCATTCGTAACGTTTATGGTAATATTACTTCTCAAGGAGCAGGTAAGAAAGCGCAGACGATTTATGATTACATAATTCAGGATAAAAAAGAAAACCCTGATACTAGAGTAATTTTATTATCAGGTACACCCGCAATAAATAATCCCTTTGAACTTGCACTTTTATTTAATTTATTACGTTTGAATATTTTTCCAAAGAATGAAAATGAATTTAACCAAATGTTCATTTCAAGAGTTGGATATGAGGTGATTAATAAGAGAAGTAAGAATATTTTTATGCGTAGAATAATGGGACTTGTATCTTATTATGCTGGTACTAGACCTGATTACTTTGCAACTAAACACGTTAAGCACGTTGATAATGTTATGAGTAATTATCATGAACAAATTTACAATGGTTATGAAGATTTGGAACGCAAGGCACAAGAACGAAACCGAGGAAGTACCAGTAAAAGAAGTGATTCGTCATATATGTCATACACTAGACAAGCATCGAATTTCGTTTTTCCTTTTGTTAATCAACGAGTAAATGGAGAAAACCGACCTAGACCAAGTAAATTTAGAATATCGGAACGTGATGCAGAAAAATTGTTAGAAGGTAAAGCTGATTTGAAACAAGAAAAAACGAGTGATAAATTTTTGAATGTTGTTAAATATAAGGAAACTTTGGATCTTTATATTACTGAAACTAGGAATTATTTTGCAGCTTTCAATAACGATGATATTGCTAAAGGACATACTATTATGGATGATGTGGAAACTTTCAAAACAAAGTATCAAGGTAAATACAATAAGTTTTTGAATAATGAAAAGAAAAAATCCACATTATTTGAAGCATTGTACACATGTAGTTCTAAAATGATAAATATTGCTTTCAATGTTATGAATTCTAAAGGACCAACCATTGTTTATTCAAATTACGTTTACATGGAAGGTATTCAAATTTTTAAAATGTATTTGGATTTCTTTGGTTTTTACAATTATATGGATGATTTTAAGTTGAGACCTGGCAAATTGGCGTATGTGGAATATCATGGTGGTATTGATAGGGAGGATCGTGGTAGGGCGATGGATGCTTATAATCAGCCTAGTAACATTTATGGGAATGAAATTCGAGTTATTTTGATCAGTCAGGCGGGCTCAGAAGGTCTCTCGCTCCGTAATGTCAAAGGAATTCACATTACTGAGCCCTATTGGAATTTGACGCGATCAATTCAGTTAATTGGTCGCGGTATACGTACATGCAGTCATAAGGACCTACCCATCGAAGAAAGATCTGTTGATGTTTATTACTATAGATCAGTGAAAAAAGATCCTAATCAAATTACAACAGATATATTCATTGAAAATATTGCTCGTAAAAAAGCTGGTTTAATTGATTCTTTCTTAAGTGTAATGAAGGAAGTAGCTGTAGATTGTAAACTCTTCGAAAAACAGAATATGCTTACAGAGCAATACAAGTGTTTCCAATTTGATGAACCAAGCCTTTTTAACTCAAATCCGGGACCAGCATATAAAGAAGATTTGCAAGATGATATGAAGATAGATAATGGTTTATACAGTAAGAAATCTGTAAGTTTGACAATTAAAGTCATGGAAATAAAAGCTGTCATTCTAAAATCTAAGCCAGACGAGGAACCTAGATATTCTAAACCTAAAAAGTATTTATATTATGAAAAAACAGGAGTTGTATACGATTTTGACCTTCATTACGCGATTGGAAAAATACAAATGGATAATGATGGTTTTCCGGTCAAGTTGGACAAAGAGACTTACATAATTGATTCAGTCATCCCTATTCCAAAAATCACTAAATAAAAATGATTTAAAATAATAATTTAACATATTAACATGATTAATCAATATATTATATCAAGTATGGAAGAGGTAAAAAAGAAAAAACCCGGATTATGTTTACACAAAAATTGCACCAAGACGAAAGCCTTCGGTGATCCAATAATTAAAAAAAGAATGTTTTGTAAAACTCATTGTTCTCCTGGTTATATAAATTTAGTGCGTAATATGTGCGATATTAAAAATTGTAATGCCGCTGCTTTTTATAGCGAACATATAACAAAAAAAGCGTCACGTTGTAAAATTCATAAATTAGATAATTTTATATATGTTAAAAAAGGATTATGTATCGAAGAAGATTGTCTTGTAACTGCAAGTTACGGGATAGTTGGTTCCAAAAAACATTTGTACTGTTCTACTCATGCAAAAGATGATTGTGTGTTATTAAGAAAATCAAATATCTGCAAACATCCCTTATGCTCAACTCGTGCATCCTTCAGTGCTCCCGGAGAAAAAACTTACGATTACTGTAGTGAGCACAAACCAGAAGGTTACGTTATGTGTTCCGAAAAAAGATGTCTAATGAATTCTTGCTCAAGGATCGCGAGATATGGAGTTTTTGGAACCAGAAATATACAATACTGTTCCAGTCACATACCGAATCAAGATTACATAAATTTGACAGAAAAAAGATGCATTGTGGATAATTGTTACGGTATTGGTAAGTATGGATCATTTGATACTAAAAAAAAAGAGTACTGCAAAAAACATAAAAATAGTGATCACGTCAATTTGGCAAAGAAATTTTGTATATATCCTGATTGCAGAAACAAAGCTGAATTCAATGTTTTATCAGAAAAATCTCCACTTTATTGTAAAGAACACAAATTAATTACTCATGAAAACAAAACCATAAAAAAATGCATAGCACCTAATTGCAAAAAACGCGCTGCATTCGTTATTAAAGACACAACGGAAAAAATTTATTGTGGAGAACATAAAACTGATAATTGTATTAATGCATATAGTAGAATGTGTAGCTATGTAGGATGTGAAATTATCGCGAGTTTTGCAAAGTTCCAAGGTAAAAATATCAAATTAACGATAAAAGATGTAGAATTTTGTAAATTGCACTCGCCGCCTGGATACATTATTGTAAAGCAAAAATTATGCTGCTACGGAGAATGTATTAACTATGCATCATGGGGGGTTCCAACAGAATCCAATAAACAAACAAAACCCCTGTATTGCACTGATCACAAGCAAGCCATACATATTAATACCAACGGAAAAAAATGTCATAACAATAATTGCAATAGAACAGCATATTATAAAAATAATGATCAAAATGGTTATGTATATTGTCATGAACATCAAGGTATTAATTCTATTAATTTAAGAAAACGTTCAATGTGTGCAATTTCTTCTTGCAATAAAAGAGCTTATTATTCAAAAATTGGACAAACACCACAACATTGTTCAGAGCACAAAGAACCCGGAGAAATGAAGGAACCTAATAAAACATGCATATTTAAAGACCAATACGGTAGATGCAAAGAAAAAGCATTTTGGGGTTTTAAATATGCACTTCATTGTGATTTACATAAAAATGAAAAAGAAATTAACTTCATTAATCAAAATTGCAAAAAATGTGGATTACCAAATATACTCGACAACGAAGGACATTGCAACTATTGTAATCCCAAAACAATAGAAAAAGTATATCTTGCGAAACAAAAAAAAGTAAAAGCTTACCTAGACATTAATTTACCCAAAGACAAAAAATACATTTCATACGACACCACAGTAGAAAACTGTCTCAATGCACTTGAACGTCCTGATTTCTCATTTGAAACAACTAATGGTGAAAGCATAATCCTCGAAGTTGATGAAAATCAGCATAAAGACAGAAACTGTGAATGCGAAATTACTAGAATGTTCAATATTGCCAATGCAATTAGAAAAAGAACACTATTCATAAGATTCAATCCTGATTCCTACAAAACAATAAATGGAAGACCACAATTAAAAGAGCATGACAGATATAAAGAACTATTGAATCAAATTTTATACTGGTATGACAACTTTCATAATACAAATATATTTTGTGGAGTTATCTATCTGTTTTTCGACAATGACGATTATAACAATTACAGAAATATTATTCCACTAATGAAACCAGATACTAACGAGGAAAACTTAGTTTAATAACTAAATCAAGATTAATAATTGCAGTAACAAAGTCAAATAGTAATTAATTTATTCTTGTTAAATTATTTTTTTTTATTTATCCTAATCTTTTTAAGACTTGCAGTGCTGAATTACTTACAAAATGAAATGTTTAAATACTCGTCAATATGTTAGTGCCATTTAAACGGCCCAATCCAGTGCATAAATTATAACGTCCATCACTAAAAGCGCTATAAGCCCCATTACTACCACTTGTAATTAAAGCCACTGGTTTATTCAAATATAATTTAGTATTAATAAAACCACATCCATTTCCACCTTTATATTGATTTACTCGGGCAAGAAGTCCAGCAACTAAAGGAACACCACAACTGGTACCTCCTACAATGTACCAATAACCGTCCATATAAATTAAATATCCTGTATACGGATTAGCACAAACAGATATATCGGGTACACAACGGAAGTTTGTGACAAGTTGATTATTATTCTGATAAATTGGTTTTGCAAATACGGAACTGTAACCACCACCGGAACCTGGCCAAACTACTTCATTTTGTACACTAATTCCATTTGAATCAAGTGATGTACCACCACAAGCTACTACATTAGGACTTGATGCAGGACTGTCAACATTTAATCCATTTAATCCATCACTTGAACCATAATCTCCACTGGCAGCAATAATATTAATACCTTTTTGTACAGCATATGCATATAAACTATTAAAAATATTTAAATATGATGAACCCCAAATTACTTCAGCAGCGCCCCAACTTACGGCAATAATATTAGGATTTCTGGTATCCATGATGGCGGCATAAAAGGCATCATAAAATCCCTGAAATGAATTAGGAGCAAAATAAACTAGTATTGTTGAAGCATTTGCAATAGTACCTAATATTTCAATATTTAAAGCAACTTCTTGACTGGCCGAACTGTAATCAGGACTATTGGTCGCACCATCAACGGAAATGGGGATAACTTGAGGTTTTGGATTTACTCCTAAATAATTAAAATACACATCCAAATCAGCTTGTTTGTAACCACCTCCTAGTTCAATAATTGCAACAGTTTGATTTGCCCCATTATAAGCGGTTGGAAAATTATAAATAGATGCTAATTGAGTTGGTGTGAAATAATTTAGTCCTCGCGTATTTATTCCTTGAAATGAAGTGGCGCGAGTTGAATTTAATTTTGGCAATTTAATTTGCATGTGATGCTTGAAAAATTCAAAATTATTGAATCCTATTATGTCATCAATGTAATCATATTCAATACCCAAAATAATTTCAGAATCATTAGAAAAGAATACTTTATTACCTTTTTTGTATTGATACAATTTGACCTTGAAAATATTATCGAACGTTTTACTTGTACCGATTATTTTAATAAATAAATCATTAACAACTCGGACATATCCTGCATTCATACGGCTTTTTTCTTTTAAAGCACTTAATTCTTTATCTGTAGGACTTCTTTTTAAAACCAAAGTAATAGTTAATACGTAATTATTATCTAATAATTTGTCGACCTTGTATCCCTTTAAATTGGGTAAATTAATTTTGGGCATATCGTTTGTATATATATGCAATTAAAAAAACAGAGAATATAACATAAGTTGTTAATCAATTTAAATTTGTTCAATGGTTATGCTTGCCGCTGCTAATAATTTATTTTTTTTCTTAAATAAACTGGATGTCGTTGATACTATGTTAACAATGTCACTACTTATTGCGTTCAATTCTAAAGTGTCATCTTTAGCAACTTTTGTAATAGCAGTTATATTACAACTTTGTGTATCTTCACTTCTTCCGACTATTACAATATGTGTACCCACTATATCCACTTTATTATTTAGTAATAAAAGTGATTCAAAGGTGGCATTGGCTTTAAAATTAATAATTATGTTGTAATATATTTTATAAGTTCCTGCATTGCTAAAAACTATTTTGCCATCTTTTAATGCATAATAACTTAGTGGGTTCGCAGTTATTTTATCAAAGGGTATGAATGTTGCCGTTTTATTGGATATTACATAAGGATTTGTTGATGATAACACTGCAGTAAAATAATTATTTGGTGTTGGTGAAGCAATAATTGGATAATTTAATTCTAAATCTTCCAATTTACAAGTCAATAAAATTATTTGTTTTGGTGAATTAGGAACATAAATAATAGCTGCCATTACATTATTAGTTAATAGCGGTATATGTCTTGAATCATCAATTGTATATTGAGCATTTATACCATCCATCATGATATTTCTAACATTCTCTTCATTGTAAGATAAACGATCTGATAAAATATTTATTTTTCGAGGATCAATTAAGTCTGTGGCATTTTCTTTTGGACTTGATAATAAGGTCCATAAAGCACATTGAATATCATCTGAAGTATATCCGTTATCAATATAATTTGATTGCATATTGACAATGTATAAAATTGCATTAAGATAAGTTGAGTAAAGATATCCTTTTGAATTATTTGGCGAAACAGAGAAAATATCATTCATTATCGTTGGCACATTTGGATCTAATAAAGAAACTATTTTACCTTTATATTCAAGATTCATATGAATTATATCATTAATATTCATACACCAAGCATTGTACAAACCTTGTGTGTTGTTGTTTGTTATTAGAATATTATTTTCTTTTTCAAAAGTAATGTTAATATTATTGTATGATGAAACATTTGGATTTTTAGGAAACTCGGATTCTCCAGGACAATGAAGTTTATATCTGATACATCTCTGATTAATACTATTAAAAATTTTATTAAAATTATTTATAATGTTGATTGAAGTATGACAAATACTTTTTTCTCCTTTGGGACCTGTAGCTCCCGTAGGTCCTATCATACCATCTACACCTGGCATCCCAGTTGGTCCTATCATACCATCTACACCTGGCATCCCAGTTGGTCCGATTGGTCCTATTATACCATCTACACCTGGCATCCCAGTTGGTCCTGTTAAACCTTGAAGACCTTGTGGACCAGTGGGCCCTTGAATTCCAGTTTCTCCAGTAACACCAGTAGCACCAGTAGCACCAGTAGCACCAGTAGCACCAGTAGCACCAGTAGCACCACTTGGACCAGTAGCACCGATTGTACCTGTTAAACCTTGTATACCTTGTGGACCGGTAGGTCCTTGAATTCCAATTTCTCCAGTGGCACCAGTTGGACCTTGAATTCCAATTTCTCCTGTGCCACCTGGAGCACCATCATTACCATTATTTCCTGTTGGGCCAATTGGACCTGTTAAACCTTGTATACCTTGTGGACCAGTGGGACCTGTTAAACCTTGAATGCCTTGTGGACCTGTAGGACCAATTAGTCCATTTTCTCCTGGAGCTCCAGTAGGTCCAATGGCACCTGTTGGCCCTATTAAACCTATAGGACCTTGAATTCCAATTTCTCCTGTAGCACCTGTTGGGCCTATTAAACCTATAGGACCTTGAATTCCAATTTCTCCTGTAGCACCTGTAGCACCTGTAGCACCTGTAGCACCTTGAATACCTTGTGGACCTGTAGAACCTTGAATTCCAATTTCTCCTGTGGCACCTGTGGCACCTGTAGGACCTGTAGGACCTTGAATACCTTGTGGACCTGTAGGACCTTGAATTCCAATTTCTCCTGTGGCACCTGTGGCACCTGTAGGACCTTGAATACCTTGTGGACCCGTAGGACCTTGAATTCCAATTTCTCCTGCAGCTCCAATTGGTCCTGCCAAACCCATAGGACCTGTGGCGCCTGTCTGACCGGTTAAACCTCGAATACCTTGTGGACCTGTAGCACCAATAGCACCAGTGGCTCCTGTAGAACCAATTGGCCCAATTATACCTTGAATACCTTGAATACCTTGAATACCTTGAATACCTTGTGCACCAATAGCGCCTGTAGCGCCTGTAGCGCCTGTAGCACCTGTAGGACCAGTTAAACCTTGAACACCTTGTGGACCTGTAGCACCAATGGCACCAGTCAGACCTGTAGCACCAATAGGACCTGTGGCACCTTGCATTCCAATTTCTCCGGTTGGACCAGCAGCACCTTGCATTCCAATTAACCCAGTTGCTCCCATAGGACCAGTGGGACCTGTAGGACCTGTAATTTGGCCTCCAGGTAATTGATTATTTGGATTAAAAGGACCTGATGTTGGTGGATTTGTATTTGGAAAACTTGGAAAACTGGGTCCTGGTGGTCCTGGTGGTCCTGGTGGTCCTGGTGGTCCTGGAATACCTTGTTCTCCGGTGGCACCTGGTAATCCATTTAATCCTTGAATACCTTGTTCTCCTTTTTCTCCTTTGTCTCCTTTATCTCCTTTGTCTCCCTTTGCTCCTGTCAAACCAACTAATCCTTGAATACCTTGTTCTCCTTTTTCTCCTTTGTCACCCTTTGCACCTGTCAAACCAACTAATCCTTGAATACCTTTTTCTCCTTTCTCTCCTCTGGCACCAGTTACACCGTTCTGTCCAGTAACACCTTTCTCACCCTTCTCTCCTTGTATGCCTTGTATGCCTTGTATGCCTTGTATACCAGATTGACCAGTTGCACCTTTCTCCCCTTTTATGCCTTGTATTCCTTGTATTCCTTGTATTCCTTGTATTCCTTGTATGCCTTGTATACCAGGTTGCCCGGTTGTACCTCTCTCTCCCGGAGCACCTTTTTCTCCTCTTGTACCTTGAATACCTTGCTCACCAGTTGGTCCAGTTGGTCCAATTAATACAAGTGATCCTCCTGGAGATTGATTGTTGGGATTGAAAATTTCACCACTTGGAGCTGCAAGTCCTGGGGGTCCTGGAGGTCCCATGGGTCCCATAGGTCCTGTAGCACCAGTGACACCGGCAGTACCAGATAAACCCATAGCTCCGGTTGCACCTGTGGCACCAGATAAACCATTAGCACCAGTAGGACCAATCATACCAGTAGGACCAGTTGAACCTTGTATTCCTTGAAGTCCAGTAGGACCTCTTGGACCTGTTGATCCTTTCGAGCCTTTAGAACCTTTAACTCCGCTATCACCTCTTAGACCAGTAGGACCTGTTGGCCCTGTCAAACCAATATTATTATGTTTTTTAGGTATCCATTTATTATTACCATAGCGCACATATAATTTATCCGTTTCACAATTAAGAATTTTATTTTCTGCACATTGAATTAAAGACCATGCATTGTCTTTTGTCAGTTTCCAAATATGATGATTATCTTCATCATAAAAATATGCTTTACATCCATAATTAACTATGAACCATCTATCATTAATTTTTTTGAATAATATTTTGTCATTGATAACCAAATAATAGTCTTTCACACATGAAAAACGTTCTGGCGAATAATTTTTGGTTTGTATTATTGATCCATGATATTTAATATTTATAAATTTAATATCAGTATCATATCTACATACCTTCAAATCACGGTCATTAATATTCAATTTCGCCATTTATATAATACATTCATTAAAAAAAATAAAATGTCAATCATTATCTAACTGCCAATGCATCTCTCAATATAATCAGTTATTAAATATATCTGTAACGAAACATAATCTTAACGGGGAAAACTTGGTTTAGTGGCCAAATCAGGATTAATAATTCCGATAATGAAAGTTAAATAAATATTTGGCAACTCATGTTCTTTGCACGCTACTGGTATTAATGGTACTCCGTAGCTATCATAAAGTCTAATGGTAAATTGATTTATTCTTGTTAAATTATTTTTTTTATACATCTTAGTACCATTGTAGCATTGTCCGGAGTAGTAACGCAACATTCTACTGTCTGGAACAATCATACAGAAAGCACCGGAAACTCCATTATTCCTATTGTCCGATGTGGAATATGTCATGCGTTGATTAGTTTCCAATTCTTGAATTTCTAACATTATGAATCTGTCTTCTTGTAATAATTTAACATGGGGTTTACCACAAGAACATTTACGATCACAAGGACATTCAACACCAATTGCATTGGGTAAAATGATAGTTTCTAATCTTACGTATTGTACGTTATCAAGAGGGAAATTTATTTTAGTATCTTCAATGGGATCTCCGTTATTAAATCTCACTACAAAATGAAATGGATTAGGATATTTTTTTACATTACGATCAAAACTATCAATATTGATTCGATATTCAACAACATTTTCAACATAGACGGATTCTGCCAAGTTGTTATGGAGCATGTTGTTTTGATTCGTAAAATTAAGTGGTTCAATAAGAGGAGCATTAGGAGTAAATACTTTGTTAAAATTATTCATTGCAAAATCACTGTTACTAATACCACTGTTGTAAGTATTACCTACTGAATTAAGTTCAACCAAAGATCTTTTGACATTAGTATTATTAAATTCACATCCAGCAAAAGATGGACATACGGGTTTACGAGTGTACATTAACTGTATTGTATCTTATATCTTTAAGTTCGCATAATAATACTCCAATAATCTCCTTGAGTTCAAACAATGAGTATAAAAATATCTCAAGTTTGTATACATTGTTAATAAGATATCAATGGAAGAATTGTTTAACTCACCTAATAACATACAAAGATGTTACGCAACACTTGAATCTCAACTAGGCATTTCTAAAAAACCACCGGAACTTAAAGCCAAAGTTAAACTTGTTTTAATTGAGAAAATGAAGTTTGCCTATTCCAAATTCGCCAAATACAAGACTGATCAAATAACTGTACCCGAGTTTGTAGATAGACTAAATAAAAAGAGTGTACAATATGCTTTTGAATATGTAATGGAGTTACAAAAACCTAAAAGTGCAACATCACAACCTCTAAATTCATCATATCCAATGAATCCAACTCATGACAGAAATAGATATATTGGTCCCAATCAAGCATCATTAAAATCAAATAATCAATCGTCGAGAAGTAATAATAAACAAAATACTGATGGAATGTTAGTCAATATGAGCGCAGGCACGGCGGGTTATGCAGCTCCGTTGTCAGACAATATTGCGAACGGTAAAGGACAATATTTTTATGATGCCAGTGGTCAAATAGTTACTAAAATTAATGATAATAATAATGACATGTTTGCTGATGAAGATTTGAATAACAAGTATCAACAACAACTACAATATTACAAACCTGATGCAATACCTAATGCAATGCCGCAACAATTACTTCCTCACAATAATCCCACAATCAGAAAAGCAGAAACTTCAATAATGGATAAACTTAAAAGTATGTCTCCTGATAAACGTAAATATATTATAGATATGCTTGATAACAAACCAACCTCGCAACAAACACAACAACAATCACAACTAACACCAACCTTTAACCCAAATCATCCAAATACTGACTTTGCTGCGTCACTATCAGGTACTAAACCATTAGCTCCTCAAATACCCGAACCTTTAGATGCTGGAATTGGTAATAGTATGGGTGCAAACTTTGACAATAATAGTGCTAATTCAGGCAATAATAATTCCAACGATGGTCAAAAACTACAAACTCAACCAGATCCGGAAGAAGATTACGCTAAAGTGTTGGAACGCACAATGAAAGATCGTGAAATGTTTGATTCTCAACATTTTGAAAAAAACACATCATCGACTACCATAACACCACTGATCCCTAATCAAACATCCCTTGACAAAGCTAATCTGGGGACTTTCCTTGATACGCTGAAACCAAGTCCATTTCAACCAGGAAAGAATGAACAAATAGTTAAAAAAGTAAAGTCAAATGAAAGTAAAAACAGTAGCGAAAATAATAAAAACAATAAGCAAAGTAATAAGGAAAGTAGTGATAAAAAAAATACTAATAAGAAAACTAATAATACAAGAGATAATAATAAAAGAAAAAATAAAGAAAAAAGCAGGAACAGTGAAGAAACTAATCAAGGAATTAGTTTCGAAGAGTTAGAACTACTTTTACAATTGATCGCAATGAATAACGAAATCAGTGATGAAAAAAAAAGTAAAAAGAAGAAAAAATCATCAACAACATCAACATCAATATCCAAAGAAACCAACAAAACCGATGTGCCGCGACATAAGAAGACCAAAGAATCAAAATTAAACAAAAGTGCCGAAAAAGACGAAAATAAAAAAAAGAATAAAACTAAAGAAGTAAAAACTAAACATAAATCAGATGATATGAAACGACCTAAAAACAAGTCATCAAAATCAAAAACCATACCTATAACCACACCCACATCGGAACCAAAATCCTATCTTCCAAATGATATTAATATTTCTACTCCCACTCCTACTTCCACTTCTGCAATTCAAGAAGTATTTAATACTCCATTATCTTCTTTGAATAACGATGAAAAAATAACGAGAATTATTGAGTATCCTGTTACAAATTATCACATTAATGTAAATACATTAATAGAACCAGAATTACAAACACCTGCACTGACATCAACACTCATTGCGTCCCAAACAGAAACTCTAAGATCAACAACAACAATACCGTCTACAGTAATAGCTTCTGACATTATATTTACTGAAGAAGTGTTAAACGAAATTAATAACAGTTACTCTGATCAAATTACATGCACTGATCTTGTTATTAATTCAGAACAACATGCAATGCCAAATCATTACAATGATTATTTAGTTGTATTACCTGAACCAATTACTAATGTAAACAAGATTGAAATAACAAAAATTAATGTACCTCTCGTAAAACATAATATTGATACTCATAACAATAGCCTTAAACTCACAATTGCAGATGTTCAACATAAAATAACAATAGCAAATGGTTTATACAATGTAGATATTTTAATTAACACAATCAATGAAACTTTAACAAATCAAGGAATAAACAGTCAAGTATTAAAAACACAAGAAGGTTACATAATGATAAAAAATTCAGAAATATTTGAACTTAATTCGAACGAAACAGGAAGTATTCTTAGAACTCTGGGTTTTACAAGAAGCTGTTATAAAAACAGGAATAATTATTTATCAAATAAAAAATGCAAATTATCAACAAACAATATCGTTTATCTTTACTTGCCAGATATCTTTTTCAAAGAAAATATTGCCACGATAGATCTAACTACAGGAAGCTATGTGCAACATAAAAAACTAATAAACTTGGATATTTTAAAAACGATTTATGTCAAATTTAAAACCAATGAAGACTTTGATAAAGAAAACTTGTATGATTTTAAAGGAGCTGCAAACAGTCTAGAATTCAAAATATTCACAAATTAAAACTGCATTTGTAATTACTAATATTAGTTCCTTCAGTGTCAAGTGAAAGACATGGTATGTCTGTAATTTTTTGTAATTCATTATTGTAAATTATATGTTCTGGATCTTTTAACTTTTTGGAATTCACAAGTTCCTCAAGTTGAATTAAAATGCTATCTTTGAAACTTGATACAGGTAAAAATTCAAAATATTCTTTTAATTTAATCATTCTATGTATTGGCGCTAATCTTTTCCATTCTCTACTGTATATTATTTTATCTGTTGCAGCAATAATATTAACGTTGTCTTTAGAATACTCATTTTCGGTTTGAGTATTTTCCACTAATGCTACGGCAGCAGCTTGTATTGCGGCATCATAATTGCTGATAATTTGTTGAAGACATGAAATTCGTTCTTTATTTGCTTCTATATCAGTTAGTTCAAGTAGTTCATTTGCAAACTTATCACGATAATTATTATTCGTAATGTCAGTAAGTTTGATTATAATATCAATCATTTTGTGTGTTTTAGTATCTTATTAATAATAAAAAATATAACGCATTATGCTTTAAGTAATCATTTTTATTTTGAAAATAAGTCGTTAATTTCATTTGTTGATAAATATTTAATTTGGATCATATCTTCATTGCTATAATCTTTTGACGGTTTATTTGCATAATTAACAGTGAGTTGCACTTCATTATCAGCACTTAATTTTTTCATATTATTTAGCATATCAGTGACTAGATCTTGCAACAATTGTGAATCAGTACCCTCAACAATAATACGATATTTAGGAGAGTTTGCGACAGTTGCAACTTTAACACCATTGACATTAAGCGTATCAATTAAATTTAATATTTTTTTTAAAGTATCTATCCCTTTTATTGTTGTTATTATAAGTTCAGTTTCAAAAGAATAATGTTTAAAAGTTATTCTATTAAGAAAATTATTCATCATTCTTTCCTTAAAATTATCCTCGTACTGAACTAATACACACATTGGATTACAAAGTATTTGACTATAAACCTTTTTAAAAATATTTTGTTGATTTATTAAATCATCCTCTGAATCTGATTCTTGTAATTGTTCATACATGTTCCAAAGAATTGCTCTTGCGAAATCATTGTTCGCCCCCATTAAATTAGTTTTAATATAATTGCGATACAGTGCATTAATCTCATCACATATTTTGTTGTTTTGTGATGCATAACGAAATTTCTCTTTGAAAGCATTGGCTTCTTCCTCTTTGATGTTTCTTCTGGACACCAACACTAGATTTTTATTGGCATCGACATTTATTACTCTCATTGGAATAAGATCATTTATTCTTATTCTGAAAATAATTTGTTGCCTCTTTCTCCCTTTCTTATGAGCAAGTTCGTTAATTGTAACATAACCATTCAAATAATTGTATTCGGGAAGTTCCAAATTTGAACCCTCTTGATTTAAATCAATAACTTTAGTCATTACGAAATCGTTTATTTGCGGAAATGGATTTTTATAATAACGTTCAGTACGACAATTACTATTATTGTCATTACCTTCTGTAGTATTATTATTATCCATGTTTGTTGAATCAAAAGACATTGATATGCTTGTAATATATATATATTAATTACAAAAATCAATAAGACAACTTGAAATTCATTTTTTTATAAAAAATTCAAAATAACCACAATTAAACCACAATTAAACCACAATTAGTATTTATTTATTTTGCGCGCCTTTATACTTTTAGGTGATACTATATTCTTGTCAATAGCATGAATATGAACTATGATAGCGTATTCACTTTTAACGTAAATTTTCTTCTCTCTGACAATAATATTATCTGCTATTTGATTTAACACTCTAATTAAATTTTTAAGAAAGTTTAATGTTGTATCAGAAGTGTAATGAGCATAAGAGATAGTATTTTCGAAAATGCATTCTCCTTCTTCTAAAATATATTCATTGGGTTCTGCGTTTTTACTTGTATATAATGTCCACATATTGTCGTCGAAATATTCTCCTCCGGCTTTAGGATGATAACGAACTAAAATACTTGATGCAAGTTGAATGAAGGTTTCTATTGTTGCAGACTTGAATGGTGCAAAATCTAAATTATTGAATGAATAGGTCAATAAAATATTATCCAATAGATTATCAGTAATCACTCTTTTAAGTGTGGATAATTTTTCTTCTTTAGACATTGTACTTAAATTATTATGTACTGTTTCTATAATTTCGTCCGATGACTGCATAGCTGCGATTCTATTTTTGAGATTTGAGTTGACATGATAGTTGAAGTTTTGATAATTCAATGCAGACTCATGGGACTGTGAGGGAACTTGTAAAGTTGATGATGACATAAGTATATATATCAACAATATTATTAAATGAAATTAATATTCGCGCTCGTCTAAAAATAATAAGATTAGTGTATGTTAATTGCAATTATTTCATACTTATAGATATAACAAGCCTTAAAGAATGGTACGTAAAGATAAATATGTATATGTAACAAGTAACCGTGATGTACCAGATGTTTTTGTACCTGAATCACCGGTTATATATTATCAACTTTGTCAGTTTGCCGATATGAAAACTGGAAGGTATCATATGAGGAAAATAATATATGGTCAGGATAACGTTGTTAAAAACATCATTTATTATTACTTGACCCCAAGCCAAAGAGAACTGTTTTATCAATATAAAAGCCATAAAGAGTACAAAGAATATCCCAATTATGATTTTTCTCAAGTGGAACTTCCAGAACCTTGGTTATTAGATCAAGCAAGATCCGAATTATTCAATGGTACTGGGTATGGGCCCCAAGAGTTTAAAATGGTATAAGAGTAACTATGATAAAAAATGAAAATAATTTACGTTGTTAAAGATATATTTACTTAAATAATAGTATTATTAAGATTACAAGACTACAAGACAAATGTTATATTTCAAATGCCCAACCTGCAAGACTATTCTTGCTGATAAACAAATAATTTACGACAGCGAAGCTGACAAGATTAGAGATGATCCTAAATTAACAGATGAAGAAAAGGATCAAATGTTGCAAGATTTACCTAGAAAACTCAAGTTGATCAGATATTGTTGCATGTTCAGGTTGATAACATCAATTGATGATATTAAAATATTGGTTTAATCACATCACTTCTTTCATAGTCACTACATTGTGATCAATAATTTTAATCAATAATTGTAATCAATAATTTTGATTTTAAATATTATTGAAAATTTTTTATTCAAGTCGTGTTAGTTATACAATACCATAACTAGAATGACATCAAAGGAAGAATCAATCAAACTCGTTTTAAAAACTTGTTACAGTCAACAAAGATATAATAAAGAACAATTACCAACATTAATTAATAATATAATTGACACGATAACTAACGAATGTTACGATATTATTAACATTGATGACATAATAAATACACTTGTCCTTTACATACACATGAATAAAGATCAATTGTATTTTATTGATACAAATAGAAGAAGAGAGAAACTCTTTGATAAATACGATACACTTTTTCGAAAATTTGTTTTGATTAATCCCAAAAGCAAACATAATGAAACAAATGATAATGAATTAACACACACATATAATTACAAATAGAAATGATAACGTTTTAATTATTCCTGAAGAAAGAAGACCAAATAAGTTTACTGAACTTGAAACAATCGAGCTGCCTAAAAGTAGAAGTCCTATGTGGTTTGCTATACGTGAATCTAAAAATTATTGATTTGGTTCAAATATTATTAAAAATATTTTTATTTAAATACATCAAGTTATATTAGTTATATATACTACTTTACCCTAAAAAACACTAAGCCTTTGAATGAAATCAAAACAAGAGTTAATCAAACTCGTTTTAAAAACTTGTTACAGCCAAGAAAGATATAAAAAAGAACAATTAGGTGCATTGATTAATGATATAATTGACACAATAACAAATGAATGTGAAAACTGTGGCGTCATTAGTACTGATGATATAATAAATACTCTTGTTCTTCACATACATCTTAATAAGGATCAATTATATTTTATCGATGTGACTAGAAAAAGAGAAAAGTTTTTTGACAAATATAATGCAATATTTCGTGAATTAGTTATTGAAAAACCCAAACCTAGCATTAAGAAACCATTCACCATACCGCCATCAAACAAAATAATCACTAAACCGCAAACACCAGTTAAAACTCTTCATACAATCACAGTTCAAAATCCATTGTTTAATTATTCATACACAATTACAAAACCAGATCCGAAAGATGAATATAACGGACCTTATGGTACTCAATGGAGGCATGAAGAACAAGTTGATGATATTTTAACAGTTACGGAGAAAGCAAGAATGAAAAAGTTTGCTATACTGAGAGCAATTAAGCTACCTGAACAAAGAAGTAAAGAATGGTTTGCAATGCGTGATGGTAAAATTACTGCATCGGATGGTGGATGTGTAGTTGGAATGAATCATTACGAACCAACATTTAATTTTGTGTTAAAGAAAATAGTTCCTAAATTTCAAAATAACATGCATTGTTATCACGGCAAAAAGTATGAACAAATTGCAACAATGATTTATGAATTCAGAATGAATGTACAAGTTGAGGAATTTGGTTTATTAGGACATCCTGTGTATAATTTTCTAGGTGCAAGTCCTGATGGTATTTGTTCACCATACAAGAGAGATAAAACTCATTTATCAAAGTACGTAGGTAGAATGTTGGAAATTAAATGTCCTGTGACGAGAAGAATTAATAAAAGTGGAGAAATTAAAGGACATATTTGTCCAATCTATTATTGGGTTCAAGTGCAGCTTCAATTAGAATGTTGTGATCTTGATGAATGTGATTTTTGGCAATGTAGTATTTTTGAATATCCGAGCCGAAAAGAATTTCTTGATGATACAGATTTAATTGTACCGTATAAATCTAAGAAATCAGGATATGAGAAAGGTTGTTTAATACAATTATTACCTAAATCCAAGGCTCCTCTTATTGCCAACGATCCTAAATTATATTTGGAGATTGTTTGGGCCGATGCCAGTTTTATTTATCCTGAAACTGTTGAAATGACACCTATTGAATGCGATAATTGGATCTTAAATACTATCGAAAGTGTGGAAAAAGATCCTAAATACAAAGATGTATATGTTGACCGTGTTGTATATTGGCGTTTAACTGAATCTAAGAACGTACTGATTGAAAGAGACAGAAATTGGTTCAGTGAATACTTACCAAAACTTGCTAAAGTATGGTCATACGTTGAATTCTTTCGCGCATCTCCAGAAAATGCTAATCTGTATAAAGTATTTAGCAGTTACGTGGAAAAAATTACTAAAGGTGTAGATAGAAATCATTTAGAACATTATAATGATCCAATTATGGAAACACTGGAAAAGATGTGCACTGATGATCAAAATACAAAAGAGTATCAAACATTCATTCAAGGTTTATCAAGTGTTAATGATGAAGAAAGTGAAGAAGAAAATATGGATCCTGAAATTCCTGATAATAATGAATATTATATTAATGAAGATACAAATAACAATACTTGTGACATTGCCGATTACGTTTTTGATTCTGATTCAGAATCAGATTTAGATTATTAATTATGCCTTAAATTATTTTTATTGTTTAATTGTTTTTATTGTTTTTTATTGTTTGCTTTAATTATAATGGAGCTCTTACCAAAACGCGATATTAATACTGATACACCAAATAATAAGGATATGATTAGTGGAAACTTAACTGTTGCTGATGAATTCCTTAGAAAAGATGTTCGTTTAAAAGATATCATTGTAGAAAATACATATCCTGATTCACCAGGTAGTGACAATGATGCAGAAGATGGTGATCCATATGATGATAATTTACAAAACCTTTTTGAGAATCCCGATGATGCATTAGTTGGTTTTGAAGGAGGAAGTAACAAGGGTTATTATTATAAAAAATATCTTAAATACAAGAACAAGTATTATAAACTCAAATATGGTTCTATATAACCACATAGATATATATATGCACTTTTAGTGTGTTTTATTTATCAAGTTTTTTATGAATTAAAAATGATTTTAAAGTGCTAATTTTGTGTAGCGTAATAAATCTTGATAATTACATTATGAAGAGACCATTAGGACGTCCATCAAGTAAAAAAAAGGCAGTTGTAAAACAAGGCTCTATTTTGGCGAATTTGACGAGGAGGCCTGCTATGAATACTGATACAACTAGAGATCATTGCAATAATCAAGTGGCAAATGAAAATAATAAATGTTTTTTAAGCATGGGCTACGAAGCTGATGAATATGATGAGAACAATAAAAGATTAAATAACAAAAGTGAAATAAACAGTGTTTTAGCAAATAAAACAATTGCAATCAAAGAACCTGAACTTGATAAAAAAGAATTATTAAGAAACAATATTATTAAATATGTAAATGAAGATAGAGAATTAGGTAAAAAAGTGCGTAAGAATCGTGATTTAAAAAAGAGTAAAATAGTAATGGTTGAATCAGTGAATAAAATTAAAGATAAAGAATATGTAATTACAGCTACGGAACTTCAGGAGGATAATTCCGTTTATTATTATGATCAATACAAAAATATTGTGGATAATAAAAAGAATATTATTGGTGTTTATCGTGATAAGAAGGCGCACTTATTAAGCACGGAAGACGAATAATACAAAAAAATCATTATTTTATACTGTGTAAATATATAATTGTGTCTAATGACTCCTGATAATGACGATAATGGTTTAAATTTAATAAAATCTGAAGCAGACACTAAATGTGCTCCATCACGGATTTTCAAAGATGGTTCTTGCATGCCTTTAGATATAATTATTAAAATAGCTAAGGAGTACAATAAAGATCACTCTAATAATAAAATACCTTTGGATACTACGACTGAAACATTATATCCGAGAAAGTATAAAAAGTATTTGGTTTCAAAGTTAAATGCAGCGTTTCCAGAATGTAAGAATCAAGTATGTTGGTTAGATAAATTGGACAGTATTGAAGAAAGACATAGAGAGGATTTAAAGGAAAGAATATTTCGTCCGATAGGTCCACAAGGTAAATTTCAATGGTTAAATACAATTAATATAAATCAAGTAATGAATCAATATTCAGATAAATACAAAGATTTTATGTTTTTAGGTGCAGTGCCCATGGATTTTAGTGAAATTAACGCCAACGAAATAAATGATTTGGATTACAAAAAATTAAAAGAAAAAGGAATCACTAAACTTGGCATTGTATTTAATCTTGATAATCATAATCAACCCGGATCACATTGGGTGGCAGGTTTAATAGACTTGGATAAAGGTAATATTTATTATTATGATTCTTATGGTGTCAGACCAGAACAAAGAGTAAGAGAATTTTATCACAAGGTCGCAACACATATGAAAAATGATCTTGGAATTAAACCTAATATAGAATATAATAAGAAGAGACATCAATATAAAGATAGTGAATGTGGCATGTTTTCAATACATTTCATTGTGAGTTTATTAGAAGGTAATCAATTTAAACAAGTTTGTAACTCTAAAATCGACGATGATAGTGTTAATAAATTGCGCAATGAATACTTTATCATCAAGAAGAAGAATTAATCACTATCACCACCACTATCACCACCAGCATCCGATGGACTGTCATCAAATTGCATTGCTTGTCGTGCTCTATTACTAAAATCACCTAGTTCCTTATCCAACTCAAGAAACATTCTTAAATGTACAGCTGATAAAACTAAAAGTATAGTTACAAATAAAGTAAATAATACTCTTCCTGTCAGACCATATTCTTTCGGAAAATACTTTTCCTCCACGTCTTTAAATAAATCTTTCCACAAGAATGATGCAGTAAAGATTATCGCACCAACAACTATTAATCCAAATTCACGCTTAAAAGATAGATAATTTCCCATAAAAGCTTAATGTATAATAGTTCTAATTAAAAAAAATGATATTATTCCAAGCTGAAATATAAATGGCATTTAAGAACAAGTTATAAATATAAAAGTTATAAGAATGTCTTGGACCACACTTTACCCTAAAGGAATTACAAGTTTACCTATACCAACTGATCCAAGTTGGGCACCTTTTTTCAAGGAACAAGAACCCAAATTACAAGCAATTTACAGGGAATTAAATAAATTAAATTTCAAAACTCTGTTACCCTGTCCTGAAGATGTATTTAGGGCCATGATATTAATACCCCTTGACAAAATTAAAGTTGTATTATTGGGCCAGGATCCTTATCACACAATCGAGAAAACGCCGCATGGTCAAATTATTTTAGCGACCGGTCTCTCATTTTCTGTACCAAGTGAAGCAAAAACTCCTAGCTCCCTTCAAAATATTTACAACAATTTAATTAAATTCAAACATATCGAAAGTAAAGGGAATGGTGATCTTGAACATTGGTGTGATCAAGGTTGTCTCTTATTAAATACAAGTTTGACAGTAACGCAAGGCGCACCAAATTCTCATAAATATTTATGGGTTGATTTTACTCAAGCATTAATTAAATATATTTCCGATAATACTCAAGGTGTTGTGTTTATGTTATGGGGTAGAGAATCACTTGATAAATTAGCAATTATTGATACTAATAAACATTTTGCAACCATTTCGTCTCATCCTTCAGGATTATCATACAGTAAAAAAATGGGTATTTATGATGCATTTATGAATACAGATCATTTTGGTGCTGCAAATAATTATTTAAAAAGTCATGGTAAAGAACCTATTAAATGGTAACACTATTGTTAGTAATAATTAAAATAAACAATAGATAGATGCTATGAAAAAAAATAATAAACTCGATAATATTTTTTATTAATTTCAAACCTTAGTATATAGGTATCAGTAGGCTATTAGAGTAATATCATGAAAAATAGGAATGAGTGTGAATATGAATCTGAAGTATTTGTAACTACATGTTTGGAACATGCCACGCCTTACAATAATCATGACATTAAGCCAATAGATCTATTACTGTTTATTAACACAAAGAAGTATTCCTGGGATACAAATTTAATACCATATTGTTATGACTTGATAATAAATCCAACATTTCAATCAATAAACGAATTTAATTTCCAAGTTGATTTAATTGTCAAGGTTGCATATTATGAATATTTAAACAATAATTCGACATCAAACACCAAAATTCCAAACAATCTTATTAACATTTATCATGCAGCAATTAAACACATTATTAGTGCAACATACATAAAAAATCATTTATATTTAGATTACACTGGTTATTATTATGCACTTAACTGTCTCAAGCATCATTTAATACTTTATTTCGAATCAGGTAGATATGAATTGATTAATCATTGTGTTTCTAATCCTCTTGAATTGTTAAATAATATCAGTGATGAAAATCAATATCAAGTATTAACTCAACTTCCTATTAATCAAGATCTTTCAATACAAACTACTAACCAAATATTCAGTGATTTCTGTGATTTAATAACCTTAATATCAACTGAAGACAATCGTGAACATTTATGTGATTATATTATGTTAACTATTGCATGCTTGTGTGACTATGTTATTTGCAATTCAAAATTGTTACCAGATATTAAATTAATTTCAGAACACATAATTAATTTACTTAATATTATTGCTTATTACTCTCTCAACTTGAATTATAATTATTCCTTGAGTAATGAAATAATTTTATGTTTAATGATGGATATTCATTGTGATCATGATAAAGTTAGTGAAACATTAAAGAATTTTGAGTTCGTTATTGATTCAAGTTTGTATCGAAATAAAATTTATGCTCATAATCTTATTCTGTTAAGTGATCGTTTAGGATTAAATATTACAGATTACAGTGAAGATGAAAAAGATTTGTTATTAATAAGTAAGGATATGATATTGCGTCATGATGTAATACATAACATCTTATTTTGTAAAAATCACAATGTAATTTGTAATGCAGTCACTACGGAACAAGCCAAAGACTATTGCACTAAAAAAATACTTAAATACATTACTGAAGAAAGCTTAACTGGTCTTAATTTATTCAAATCTAATTCTACATATGAA